GTTCTGGCAATCCTATATCCTTGAGCTTACGACCATCCCATGATACGGTAGCCCATCCAATAGTGGCAACGCCATCTGTATGGGGACTAACGACTGGGATAGCTTGCTCGACAGTTATGTTCCATAGATCGGGGATCCGGAAGGGACCCTCCTCAGAGAGCCATGGGCACTGGGCTTTGACTTTCTCGGAATCTAACATGTCATGAGTAGCAAATTGGGGCTTCACATGGATCGTCAATGTGATGCGATCACGGCGAGCGATGGAGACGGGTTCGTTGGAGTATGTAGTAGCTCCACCGTCCTTCACATTTTTCGTCGTAACCACCACTTTTGGCTCGATGGAAACTTTGCCCTTCATATCTGCTTCTGCCATAACGGCGTACGAACGCACGTTGTTGACGAGCTGAATCATAATGTTTGCTGGAGATCTCTCGACGTAAGCGGCCTTGGTATTGGCCAAATCATCTACGAAAACTCCATTAACATATGAGCGATAGTTGGACATGTAGGCATCCTGTTCGTTCACCGTAGTCATGCGGTCATCAGTAGCGGCATAACCGTTCTTGATGAGAGTGCAAACCATGATGATCGAGGAAAATAGTCGACTTTCCGACACCGGACCCTCCATAACACCCCACACTGTAGGGTGCCATTCGGAGTCCTCCCGCGACGCGGGTTTGTCGAAAGGCGGACTGCCATCCACGCAAAGTTTCTAGCTTTCGAGTCAGGAGGTTCTTTTCAAGGAGACCTTTTGACGTGAGCGCAAGAGCCTTACATTTCTCCATAGTAGTTTCCAGGAGTTTTTCGTAGTCGTTCTCTTGCATTTTCTCCAGTTTCTCCAAATTGCCGGCACGGGCATAATCGTTACATCGCATGCACTGGGCATACAATTTTTCGAATTCTTCCGTGTCCAAATTGCCATACAGCAAGGGTTTAAGAGAGCCGCGTTCATAGCAGCAATATCCACCCTCTGCGAAATATACAATGGTCTCAAAGACAGCGTCGACGAGATCGATTGCAGAAGCATGTTTGGGTTCGGCACCAATGGAGAACATCTTCATACCCCCAAGAGTAAATTCAAGATTAGCAGCATCACACAGACCTAGAGCCAAACAGAGGCTCAGGACTTTCGAGATTTTGCCAAATCCATCATTCTTGATAATGAGGGTCCAGTTTAACTGGCATTCCTTCAACAATTTGAGCCACTCAGGCTTATCGTCTTCAGGAATGACGCCGAATTCACCACCTTGGGCATCAAATTTGACCTTCAAGAGTTCCGCAATGTATTGTGCAGCAGTGTTAGCTACACTCTTGGGGTACTCAGTCTTAAGATAGAGAAAGAGAATGGGAAAGAACTGTGTCGCAGTATCACACTCGACGAGAGCGAAATATAGTGCGGCTAAATTCTCAATCCTATTGACAATCTTACTGTCTTGAGTTAGGCCAGTGATGGAAGTTATTTTCTCTATGACTTTCTGGAGCATAGCAGCACCGATTTGCGGTTCATAAATGCTCTTCGATTGGGCGACACGGCGTTTAGCGGTTCGCTTAGAGAAAGGATCAAAAGTAGTGTGAGTACGTACATACTCTTTTCTCCGCTCAACAACAGCAGCATGGCGGCGCTTCTGATAAGTGGAACGGTTAACTTCTTTAAGATCAACTTCTTGAATTTGGGGAATGTACTTCGAGATTACCTCATAGCAATACGAGGCGGAATTCATCTCATGTACATCGAAACGAGAGGATCGCACAATTGTTATTAGTCGTAAGGCAAATAATGCCATTAAGACAACGAAAAATGCGATGGGGTCCATGTAGTGACATCCGATAGTAGGCACGTA